AGCGCACACCTTCAAGCCTCTTTATGGTGGCACGAGCGGGACCGCAGCCCAACAGGAATACTATCGTGCGTTTAAGGATAAGTATTCAAACGTCACTGAGTGGCACGAGGAGCTTCAAAGAGAGGCCGTAGAGAAAAGGGTTATCACTACACCCTCGGGCCGTCAGTACGGCTTCCCTGACGCACGTTGGACGAGACACGGCACAGCCACGCACCGCACCTCTATATGCAACTACCCGGTGCAGGGATTTGCCACAGCAGACCTACTGCCTAGCGCACTGGTTTCTCTTCAAAGGAAATTTCTTGGCGCGGGACTAAAGAGTGTTATTTGTAATACTGTGCATGACTCGATTGTGGTTGATGCACACCCGGATGAGTTCGACATATGTGTGGAACTTATGAAAGATGCCATGCTATCTATCCCGTACGAGACAGAAAGACGGTATGGCATCAAGTACGACATGCCTGTAGACATTGAAATCAAAGCCGGAAAAAATTGGCTTGACTTACAACAGGTATTTGGATAAGATCAATCTACCACCTGACGAAAAGGAGTTTTAGGATCATGGATGGGAATGAAATAATGGAAGTAGAAGATTTTGGCGCGATGGCAACTGCCTTCCGCAACGACGACGTAGACGCACTCATGAGGATGAGTGGCCAAGGCGCACAGCAGCAGCAGAAGGTAGGTCTACCTCGTCTTAACATTAACTACGAAGCAGAGACGGAAGAAGGCATCTCCCTTGTACGTGGTACTTGGAAGCTGAACATTGACGGCCAGTTTATCTACGCTGATAAAGTGACCGTTCGACCTCTTCTTCGCACCTTCGAGTACAGCCTGTGGGACAACACCCTCAACGAGGGGCGTGGTGGATTTGCTGCCAAGTCAGTACAGAAGACATCCTTTGGCGGTACATTCCCCGACAGTGCAGGGGGCAACAAGTGCGGTCGCCTGTCGAAAGACGAGGAAGCCGCCCTTGATAAGGACGACGCCGAGTATCTCAACTCTCGTGCTGTTGTGTGCAATCAAGTCATCTACGGCAGGATCACTGGCGAATTCAAAAACGCTCAAGGCGATCTTGTAACGCTGACTGACGAGCCTATGATCGCTTACTTCAAGCGTTCGGGGTTCAAGCCGATTGCAGACTTCATCGACGGCCTCACCAAGAGCAACAAGCTTATGGCGCAGGTCGAGATGAATCTGACTACCTCTCGGAACAAGAACGGTAGTGTCACGTACTGGACACCTGTTGCACAGATGGGTAACGTGGTCAGCATCAGTGATGACGACAAAGATCTTTTCGCGTTGTTTGCTGAGACCGTCAAAGGTCACAACGATAGCGTGATGAAGGACTATCGTGAGGCCAAAAAGGCTTCATCAGTCGTTGAAGATGTGGATCTTGCAGCAGAGTTCGATAATGCTGACGCTGCTTAAAATCCAAGACTTCATGTCAAAGGCGCTGCGGGGGGACACTGATGTTCCCCCGTCAGTTCTTTCGGAGTTTGCGGAAGAGTGTAGGTCGGCGACTGCTGATCAGCTTTCCCGCAGCAAAGGTGAGTGGCGGATAAGAATGTCGGGCCTTGGTCGGCCTGTGTGCCAGCAAATACTTGATAAGCACGGCGTAGAGGAGTCTATGTCGTACAATACTCTTTTTAGATTCTTGTTCGGCGACATCACTGAGAGTATTGTCATGCTGATCATGAAAGAAGCGGGGGTTGATATCGTAGACTATCAGCGTCCTGTAGAGTTAGATCTTGACGGAGTAGTAGTCAAAGGTACGCTCGACGTAATCTTGCGAGACGAGACCGGACAGGAAAAAGTTTGGGATATTAAATCAGCAAGTGACTACGCTTTCAAATCCAAGTTTACTGGTTTTGAAGGGTATGAAGGGATGAAGAAAGACGATCCGTTCGGATACGTCATGCAAGGCTTCCTGTACTCTGAGGCAGTAGGTTTGCCCTTTGGCGGGTGGATTGTAGTCAACAAGTCCAGCGGAGAGGTTGCAGTTGTTGAGGTTCCCGACTGGTCGCAGGAAGACAAGCACGAATACCTCGAAGAAGCAAAGCGTCGTGTCAAGATTCTGACAGACCCTAACGTAAAGCCTTTCAAGCCGTTTCCTGACACTTTTGAAACTTACAAAAGAAAGGGCGAGGTAATACGGACAGGCAACAAGGTGCTTGCAAAAGAGTGCAACCTTTGCGGCTACAGGCATCACTGCTGGCCGGTCGCTAAGATCCATCCCAAGGTAACGTCTGCCGCAAAAAGTCCGCCGAAGGTGTGGTATACTCGCTTGAAGAATACGGAGATATAGATGCCGTACGTATTTGTGAGAGACTATTCGCAAGAGTTGTTTGACCTCAATGACAAGATGTATCACGTCATCATTGAATCACACAAAAAAGTCGGAGGTGAGCGTAAGCTTAAACGCATTCGTCAGAGTGATCGCTCACTCCCCCTGACTTTGCTAGATGACTTCTCCGAGATGGGCCACCTCAACTCCGATACAGAGATTAGGGACATTCGACTCTTGGAAGAACAAATCAGTAGGATAAGCACTATTTCACAATCCGGAGCCAATGTATGCGTACCCCTGAATCCTTTGACAAGCGAACTAGAGTATCTAGGAAGACTGTCCCCGAAGGTCGCGGCGTACGTTCTCAAAAGGCTAGGATCGGTAGGAATGACTCTATGAGAGGATCATCTGCGCGTAAGGCCGGGTTCCGATCTGCAATGGAACTTGGGATTGCTAGGTCACTGAATAAGTCCGGCATAGCTTACGACTACGAAAATACAAAGCTAGTCTTTGTGCCTAAGCCTAGAACCTATACACCTGACTTTTATCTTCCGGATCACGACATGTACATTGAAGTGAAGGGATACTTCGATAAGGGTGATCGCGTCAAGATGCAGCTTATAAAGGAACAGTACCCGGATCACGATATCCGGATTGTGTTCCAAAACGCAAAAAACAAAATCTACAAAGGCAGTAAGACTACTTACGGCGCGTGGGCAGATAAGCACGGCTTTGAGTGGGCAGAGGGCAGCATACCCGAGGAGTGGTTTAAGAAATGAGTGTCACTGAATCAGACATGGAAAAAGCGTCTCTGCTACCCGGCAGATGGTACGTCGTGATGCGGGCAGATGAAGAGGACAACTTTTACATCAGCGCCTATGACACCACAGAAACCTTCGACGAAAAAAGTGATTACATCGAGACCGGTGAGGTTCTTCTGAACGGCATGATGGAACTCATAGAGAGCGACTTTGACAGGGTGGTTGCCGCCGGATTGGCTAGAATATCCTTTCTTTCAGAGAGGGAAGCTTTTATAGAAGAAGAAGACATAGACGATAGCAGCCGACCGTCCGTGGAACGATCTGCAGATTCAAACATTGTTAAGATAACTTTCGGAAAGAAACAATGATGAGAGATAACTGGAACCTCAACAACTATCAAATGCAAGCGCGTAAGTTTGCCATCTATCCCGAATCTTCTAAGGTGACGTACCCCGCTCTCGGTTTGGCCGGAGAGGCTGGTGAAGTTGCGGACAAAGTTAAAAAGATCATCCGCGACAAGCGCGACGACGCTCGGTTCAAGGGGGAGATCGCAAAAGAGATCGGGGATGTCTTGTGGTATTGCGCCGTGCTTGCAGACGACTTGGGCTTCTCCCTGCAGCAAGTTGCAGAGATGAACATTTACAAGTTGAAGTCCCGTAAGGTTGCCGGTACGATTGGTGGCAGTGGAGATGATCGATGAGACACGAGGCGTACATGAAAATGAAGGCAACGGAAGAAGACGAAGAGAAGTTGTTGAACGAGTTTTACGCGGAACGAACCGACATGGTGAACAGTCCGCCGCACTACAATCAAGCAGGGATTGAGTGCATCGACGCTATCGAAGCTGCCACAGGTGACGGCTACGAGTATTACCTGCAAGGAAACATCATGAAGTACCTCTGGCGTTATCGTTACAAGAATGGCGTTGAAGACCTGAAAAAGGCACAGTGGTATCTTGGTAAGCTAATTGAGGAGACAAGTAATGAATAATATGCTACCGACACCATACCAACAGTTTATCCACAAATCGCGATACGCTCGTTGGATCGATGATGAACAACGCCGGGAGAACTGGGATGAAACAGTATCTAGGTATGTTTCTTTTATGGATAGCCATGTGCGTGACAACCACGGCTATAAGCTTCCTGATTCACTGAGAAGTGAGATCACAGATGGTATCATGTCCCTTGCGGTCATGCCGTCTATGCGGGCGATGATGACATCCGGACCCGCTCTAGCCCGTGATAACATCTGCGGCTACAACTGCTCGTATATCCCTGTGGACAGCCCTCGTTCGTTCGACGAGTGCATGTATATCCTGATGTGCGGCACGGGTGTGGGCTTCTCTGTGGAGCGTGAAAACGTGGACAAGCTTCCCGTTGTCAGTGATTCGATGCACGACTCTGACACCGTGATCAAGGTGGGTGACTCCAAGCCCGGTTGGGCCAAGTCGTTGCGTGAGTTGATCGGGCTTCTGTATGTAGGACAGATTCCGAAGTGGGACTTGTCTAGTGTACGTGCGTCCGGTGAACGCCTCAAGACTATGGGTGGCCGTGCGTCCGGTCCCGGCCCACTCGACGACCTGTTCAAGTTTACCGTCGAACTGTTCAAGAAGGCACAGGGCCGTCGCCTCTTTCCTATCGAGTGTCACGATCTGATGTGCAAGATCGGTGAGATCGTCGTGGTCGGGGGAGTACGCCGCTCCGCACTGATTTCCCTGTCGAACTTAAATGACGATCAGATGGCACACGCCAAGTCCGGTGCGTGGTGGGAGAATGAAGGCCAACGTGCGCTGGCTAATAATTCAGTCTCGTACAAAGGCAAACCTGAAATGGGCACGTTCATGCGTGAGT